CCCTACTGAGGTGAAACATGGCTGATACAACAACCACCAATTTAAGTTTGACGAAACCAGAGGTTGGTGCGTCAACCGACACATGGGGCAACAAACTTAATACGAACCTTGATACGCTGGACGCTATTTTTTCAGCGTCAGGCACAAGCGTTTCGATGAACGTTGGCAGCGGCAAGACGCTAACGCTTGGCGGGAATATGACCGGATCGGGAACGATTAACGGCGTATCCATTGGTCAGTCCGTTGCCGGTGCTGGATCGTTTACAACATTAAGCGCGTCGGGCAATACCACGTTTACCAACGCGCCAATCCTGTCATCGCTTACAGCGTCAAAGCCTGTCTTTACAAGCGCAAGCAAAGCACTTACATCATCAGGCATTGTTCCTATTGATCAAGGCGGAACAGGTGCAAGCCTAACCGACCCAAACGCTGATCGCATTTTGTTTTGGGATGATTCAGCAGGCGCGTTTACATTTTTGGAGGCTGGAACCGGACTGTCTATTAGCGGGACAACGCTTTCAAGCACAGTATCAGTTTCCGCCGCCACGCCCACCACGCTGGGGACGGTGTATGGGTCGATGACAACCAACTCTTCGACCTACCTGACCGCCGCAGGCTACAACGCAGGCGCTGGAAACACAGGGAACTTTAATACCGCTTTTGGGACGCTTGCTTTAGATGCCAGCCCTAGCGGTGCTGCGAACAACGCTTTTGGTGTTTCTACGCTAGGCTCAAACACGACCGGTGCGAGTAATTCTGGTTTCGGGCACAACGCACTTGCTTCCAATACGACCGGAAACTACAACGTAGCCGTTGGGCATCAGGCCCTGGACAACAACACTACAGCTTCAAACAACATCGCTGTTGGTTATCAGGCGATGCGCTTTAACACCACCGGCGCAAGTAACACTGCAGTTGGTTATCAGGCGGCTTATTCCAACACCTCCGGAACTCAAAATGTCGCTTTTGGGTATCAGTCTCTTTACGCTAACAATGCTGCTGGTAATCCCGGAAGCTACAGCACCGCTGTTGGTTATCAAACATTGCTAAACGCAACAGGTGGTCAAAACACCGCTGTTGGCCGGATGGCATTGCAAGCTTTAACGACTGGCGTAGAGAACACCGCTGTTGGTGTGAATGCTTTATATACCGCTACAACAGCAGGATATTCTGTAGCAGTTGGCGATACGGCTTTGTTTGCAAACACCACCGGAAGTAACAATACCGGCATCGGTTATCGCGCCCTCTACAACAACACCACCGCCAACAACAGCACCGCAGTCGGTTATAACGCTCTTGCTGGCAGCAACACGAACGGCAGCAACACAGCGGTTGGTGTGTCTGCTTTAGCGGTCAACACATCGGGCACTCAAAACGTTGCCGTCGGTGGCGCAGCATTGGCACAGAATACGACGGGTAGCTATAACATAGCGATGGGGTTGTTTTCTGGTTACAGTAATACCACCGGCAGCCAAAACGTAGCGATTGGACAAGAAGCCCTCTACTCCAACACCACCGCCTCTTACAACACCGCAGTTGGTTCTCAAGCCCTCAAAGCCAACACCACCGGCACAGAACATGTAGCAGTTGGTTACAGGGCGCTTACAGCAACGCAAACGTCTGGAGGTCTTACAGCGGTTGGTTTTGATGCGTTAAAAGACAATACAACTGGCACCGCCAACACCGCCGTTGGTGGGTTTGCTATGACCTCCAACACAACTGGAGTAGATAATTCTGCATTTGGTTCGCAAGCACTTCGCACCAATAGCACAGGTAGTTACAACATAGCTATTGGTCGCCAAGCACTCTTCTACAACACCACAGCCTCCAACAACGTCGCTGTTGGCTACAATGCCCTTAACGCCAACACCACCGGTGGATCTAACGTCGCTGTTGGTCATCAAGCGTTAGATGCAAATACGACTGGCGGTGCAAATGTAGGAATAGGCTCCAATGCACTTGGAGCTACCACTACTGGTCCGTGGAATGTTGCTGTTGGAGGTGAATCTTTACGAGCAAATACGACAGGAGGTACAAATACAGCAGTTGGTGGTTATGCGCTTTATAACTGCACGACAGGTCTATCAAATATCTGCGTTGGTTCCTTACAAGGAGCAGGAGTAAATTATTCCCCAGTGTTTGATGTAACTACCGAAAATAACCGTCTAGTAATGGGGCATTCATCAATAACAAATGCCTACGTTCAAGTTGCATGGACCGTCACTTCAGACGCAAGGGACAAAACAAACATTACCGTTGTACCTCATGGGTTGGCCTTTGTTAACCAGCTTAACCCTGTATCGTTCCAGTTCAAAACTTCAAGAGAAGATGACACGCCAAACGGCAATAAGCGTTATGGTTTCTTAGCACAAGACATCCTTGCGCTTGAAGGCGATGACCCTGTCATCATTGACAATGAAGTGCCTGAGAAACTCAAATATCAGGGCGAATCGTTAGTCCCTGTATTGGTCAAAGCAGTCCAAGAACTCTCAGCCCAAGTGCAAGCGCTGCAAGCTGAAATCGCAACCCTCAAAGGAGCCTAATCATGTCTGAAGTTATTCAAGAAGTACCCAGCCAAGCAGAACTTGACCGCCATTTCTCAGCAATGGGTGACTCGGTGGATCTCATCAACGCCATCGTTGCCGGTACTCGGATGCAAAACGAATCAGCGCAGGATCGCCAAGACTGTATCAAGCGCAACGTGGATCATCTTGAGCTTATGATTGCCAAGGGATGGTTTAACGACCGTGACCTCACAGCAGTCAACGCAGCGATTACCGCTGGCAAAGCCTAAAGGAAAACCATGAACGACCAAGACGTAACCGTAAAACTTTCCCTGATGAACAACATCATGGGGTATCTAGGCACACGGCCTTATGGTGAAGTGTTTCAGATCGTACAAGCCATTCAAGAGCAAGTAGCGCCACAACTTCAAGTAGCCTCTGAAGTAAAAGCGCAGCAGGCTGAGTAAGGTGCATCATGACATCCGGTGATTCTGAAGCGTTAAAACGCATTGAGGTTCACGAAGCGGTGTGCGATGAACGATATGCTCAGATCAACGCCAGGCTTAAGCGTTTGGAGATGATCCTTATGACCACGGCAGGAAAACACCGAGCAAGTTGCCATGCAAACGCAAGCCGAAGAGATGAAAGCGCTTTACGCTCATGACATTGCGATTGGCGAAGGAACGAGTCAGTGGGTCAAGAACGCTAGAGCATTGGTGCGTCCAGTGCTTACCTATGGCATGTTCATGTTGCTTGTATTTGTTGAGATTGGCGGATTCTGGTACGCGTGGACAACCAATGTGCCATTCGATTTGATGCTTGACCAGCTATGGGATGACGATACGCAGCAGATTTGGGCCGCGATTGTGGCCTTTCACTTTGGGTCACGAGCATTTGCGAAATGATCAGCGAACGCGCCCTCCAAATGATCAAGCATCACGAAGGTGTGCGCGTGCGCCCTTATCGCTGCCCGGCGTTACTTTGGACCGTGGGTGTGGGCCATGTCATTGACCCATCGCACATCAACGTCAAAGTTGAAGAGCGCAAAGCCTTGCCTATTCCAGCGGGTTGGGATCGCACACTATCTATGGCGGAAGTTGATGAGATACTTACAAAGGACTTACGCCGCTTTGAGGCTGGCGTACTACGATTGTGTCCTGCTGGTCTTACTCAGTCTCGCATTGATGCACTCACATCATTTTCGTTCAATGTGGGACTAGGCAACCTTCAGCGATCAACGTTAAGGATGCGCCATAATCGCGGTGACTATACGGGCGCTGCACTTGCCTTTAGAATGTGGACTAAAGCGGCAGGGAAAGAGTTGCCGGGCCTGGTCAAACGCCGCCGCGATGAAATGGCCCTTTACATGAGCAACTAATCATGCCACTTGTCCCCATCAAATTACCACCAGGCATTTATCGAAACGGCACCGAGTATCAGTCTCAAGGCCGTTGGTATGACGCCAACCTTGTAAGATGGTTTGAGGGAACGCTTCGCCCGATGGGCGGCTGGCGTAAATGGTCAAACAATCAAGTATCAGGTGTGCCGCGTGGCATGTATGCGTGGCGAGACAACTCATCAAATGTCTGGTTAGCCGTTGGCAGCGCTTCCAAATTGTACGTTTACCAAGGTGATGGCGATTACGCAGACATTACGCCAACGGGTTTTAGCGCAGGCCGCACTGATGCCACAGGCTCAATTGGTTATGGCAGTGGTGATTATGGCGAGCAGGCTTATGGCGTTGCACGCATTCCATCAAGCAATTCAGGTGTGCTTCCCGCCACTACCTGGTCTATGGATAACTGGGGTCAGTATCTTGTGGCGTGCTCCGATTACGATGGAAAACTTTACGAGTGGCAGTTAGACTTTGTAACGCCAACCGATGCAGCGGCCATTACAAACGCGCCAACGAGTTGTAAAGGATTGGTGGTTAGCGAAGAGCGATTCTTATTTGCCCTTGGCGCAAGTGGCGATCCGCGAAAGGTTGCTTGGTCAGACCAAGAGGACAACACAACGTGGACCGCTGCCGCTAACAACCAGGCGGGTGACTTTATCCTTTCAACGCCAGGCTCCATCATTTGCGGGCGCCGCGTGCGCGGTGGGGTGTTGATCCTAACTGATGTGGATGCCCACTTGGCGCAGTACCAAGGGCCGCCATACGTTTATGGGTTTGAAAAAGTTGGCACAGGGTGTGGCGCGGTGGGCGTGTTAAGCATCGCTGCCGCTGATACGTTTGCTGTTTGGATGGGTTCTTCAGGCTTTTGGATATACGATGGTTATGTGAAGCCTTTGTCATCCGATGTATCTGACTATGTGTTTCGTAATATGAACCGAGGCCAGATCAGCAAGGTAAACGCCGTACACAATTCAAAGTTTGCCGAAATTGTGTGGTTTTACCCGTCATCAGAGAGCAACGAAATTGATAGTTATGTAGTGTGGAATTATCGCGAAAACCATTGGACGATTGGCACATTGGGCAGGACCGTTGGAACGGGTCAGGGCGTATTTACATCGCCATTGATGTGCTCATCTGATGGTTATGTGTACGAACATGAGGCCGGATGGAACTATGACGGTCAAACGCCATATGCCGAATCAGGGCCATACCAAATTGGGATGGGTGACAATTTACTTGTGGCGGATCAACTGATACCGGATGACTTAACGCTTGGTGATGTAACGGCAACATTCAAAACGCGTTTATATCCAACCGCCACGGAGACTACGCATGGTCCGTATTCGTTAGCCAATCCAACGTCAGTGCGTTTGCAAGGTAGGCAAATGAAAGTGCGAGTCAACGGAAACAACAATACTGATTGGCGCGTAGGTATTATGAGGTTTAACGCCAAGCCTGGTGGTAGGCGATGAAGCTGCCACGCCCATCACCAGGCTATGATCAGATTGAAGAGCAATCGTTTCGGCGTGCGCTTGAACTGGCTGATGCGTTAAACCGAAAAAAGAACGCTGACATTGAACTTGGGCAAGATGAAAAACTTGTCATTCGTTCGCCCAATGGGTCAAGGTTTTATCTGACTGTATCCAATCTTGGCGTATTAACCGCCACGAGCATGTGAGGCAATTATGGCAACTAGCGACCTACGCACCGACCCAGAAACCGGCGAAGTCTTTTATTTGATTCGAGGCGCAGACGGTTTGTTGTATCGAAGTGATCGCTCAACACCGTATGCTCCGCGTGTTGGTATCGACTATCAGCCGAATACTGACCCCAACGCTCCTTTCAGGCCAAAAGACCCAGGCGCGGCATCAATTTATGACAATATGCCCCCTGATA